GGTGGTGTTATAGATAATTTACACACATCTAAAGAAGAAAAATTAGAAGCAGAAAAACAAATTAAAGACATGATTATGGGTTACGAAGCTGAGATGCAGAAACAAGTAACTAACAGATGGAACGTTGATATGAACTCTGATTCATGGCTTAGTAAAAACATAAGACCTTTAGTACTTATATTTTTAGTAGTATCAACAGTATTGATGATATTTATCGATGCTGGTGTTATTGCTTTTGAAGTAAAAGATACTTGGGTAGACTTATTGCAATTAGTATTAATAACAGTGATTGGTGCTTACTTCGGTGGTAGATCACTAGAAAAAGTAAAAAAATAAAATTATGGGACAAAATTCAACAGAAGTAGCTTATGGGTTTGGACAATTAGGTAGCGCTTTTCAAAACTTAGCAAAACCAGTTTATCCACCTAAAGATCATGTTATTATAGCTATTACATTTTTAGCTGATAACACACCAACTGCTTTGCAAACAGAAATATTAGATACTCATGGGCCTCAATATTTTGGTACAAACGATACAGAGGCTACAGCTGCTAACTATTTAGGTGTAACTGAAGCTGCGGTTGCTACAGCTGCAACTACAACAACTCCAGAGTTATCAGCAGCAAACTCTAAAATAAAACCTGGACAATACGTTTTATTAGTAAACGACGCTGATACTGTAGATGCTGGTTTAACTATAGACCCTGAAACAAAAACACCTATATACAATGGTCCAAACCAACAAGGTGTTAAAGTTGTTTCTTATGGTGGTGGTACAGATAATTTGGTTTTAGATACAGAAATTTCACCAACAACATCTCAAACTTTAGTCTTTTTAGACGAATACCATGGTGCTGGTGGTACTACAGCTGAGGGTGTTAAATACCCAGCAGGGTTAACAATATACGGTAGATGGACAAAAGTAATTCCAGAAGCTGATTCTGATGGTGGTATAATTTGTTATTTCGGTAAGTAATGAGTTTAGGATTAGGTAGTTCATTATCAAGTTCTGCATATTCAAAGACAGAATACGCTGTTACTAGATCTGTTCAATTAGATGGTGCAGATGATCATATTATTATTAATAACTCTGTAGCAAATGATATTAAAAATATAGGTAGTATGTCTATATGGCTTAAAAATACAGACGCACATCAAAACGACACTATTTTTAATTTACACACAGGTACTAGCAATGACAATAAAATAGCTATTTTATTTATAAATCAAGGTGGTTCTGAACTTATACGTTTTAATAGTAGAGGTAGTAGTAGTAATACACTTTTAGATCATCCATACGCAGTAGCACTTCAAGACGGTGATGGTTCTCCTGCTTGGATTCATTTTGTTGCTACTTGGAACAGGACTGCTAATACAATGGCTATGTATATAAACGGTAGTAAAGTTCAAGCAGGTACTTCTGCGATGTCAGATTATGCAACTACAGCTGACACTATTTACATAGGTAAGCCTGGTAATTCCAATAACGCTTTTTTTAAAGGTAACTTCAGTAGTCTTTCTTTGTTTGATGAAACAATATCTGACGCTAGTGTTACAACACTTTATAACAGCGGTAAACCAGGTGATGTGTCAAAAAGTGGTATTGGTGGTTTAGTAGCTTGGTTACCTTTAGACGAACGAGAAGGTAACTTTATAGATAGAACAAGTACAGGAGCAGACGGTGTTCCTCAAAACACACCATCACAAGGTGTAGAAGACGTACCATAATATGAATAATAAAAAATACATAATAATAACAAAAGACGAAGTTACTAATGTTGACTTTAGTCAAGTAGATGAAACATCAGTAAATACTTTAAGGTATAACAATGATGGCACAAAAACATTTGTAAAGTTTGAAGGTGATACCCCAAGCTTTTTAAATGGCAAGACACAATATACACACGATGAAATATTAACAGAGCTTAATAAATCAGAGTGGGTAATAGAAGATTAAATTAACTTAAATTAAATAAAATGGCAAAAACAAAAAAGGCAAAGAAAGCCTCAAAAATAACTAATGAAGAACTGAATAGTCTTCAAAATTTAGTAAACGCAATAAATCAAAACTACTTACAAGTAGGACAAATAGAAACACAAAAGCATAGCATACTTCACGGTTTAGCAAAACTAAACGATGAGTTAGTTTTAATGAGAGATGGTTTTAAGAAAAACTATGGTACAGAAGATATAAACATTGCTGATGGAACAATAAATTACAATGAAATTAATTAGAAAAATTACAATAGGAAAAGACTATAAAAATGATGCTATGCATTACGCTGTTGGTCAAGAGGTTTACGGTGGACATACAATATGTGATATTATAGAAGAAGAAGATAAATATTCTATTTATATTAGAAAAGGTAAAGAGGTTTTACCGTGGAAAGACTTTAATAAAAATATGGCTATATCTATTGAATATAACTTAGAATACTAATGAAAGCACCTTTTGACTTTGTTATAGAGCCAAAAGGAAAAAGATATAACAATACAATTAAAATAGATGACTCAGAGTTGATAATAAATACAGAGGTTTATAATCATGAGTTTGTAAATAGAGAAGCTATTGTTAAATCAGTTCCTACGGCTTTTAAAACAAAAATAAAACCTGGAGATACAGTTATAGTACATCATAATGTTTTTAGACGTTGGCATGACGTAAAAGGTAGAGAAAAAAATAGTAGAAGCTATTTTAATGAAAATACTTATTTAGTAAAACAAGATCAAATATTTTTATATAAAACAAATAACGAATGGAAGCCTTTAGATGGTTATTGTTTTGTACAACCTATAAAAGATAGACAATTTTTAAATATTGAAAAAGAAGAAAGATGTGTAGGTATAATAAAATATACTGATGGTGAGTTTAATAAAAACGAACTTGTAGGTTTTACTCCATTTTCAGAATATGAGTTTATAATAAACGGTAAGCGTTTATATAGAGTTATGAATAAATTTATTACAATTAAATATGAATATCAAGGAAACGAAGAAGAATATAATCCAAGCTGGGCGCAAAGCAGTTGATGAGTTGATAAAAGTTGCGCAAGAAAAAATTATCACAAACACAGAAGATGATGTTAGTGCTGATAGATTAAAAAATGCTGCAGCCACTAAAAAACTAGCTATATTTGATGCGTTTGAAATATTAAACAGAATCCAAGAAGAAGAAAATTTACTTGAAGGAAAAACAAACGAAGAAGTAAAAAAGAAAACTTTTAAAGGATTTGCAGAAGGAAGATCTAAATAATGTACGAGCAAAGTTTAGTTAAAATAATAGAACCGATTAAAAAAACGACTATAAGTCGTCTTAACAAATCTAAAAAATGGAAATATGGATACAATAAAGAACATGACGTTATCGTTATATCGAAAAGCGGTAGAATTGGTGAAATACTTGAGATACAAAATCTGCGCATTGCTTTGCCGTTGCTGCCAGTGCGCGTGTATGCCAATGGAAAAAACAAATGGGAAAAAATAGAATACCCAAAAGAATTAAGTAGATTAAGAAATATATTTGACTGGAAAGATTATCCAGAAGAAAACAAAGAACAGTGGTTTGATTATATAGACGAAGAGTTCAAAAGAAGAGATGAAGGTTTTTGGTTTATAAATAATAACAAACCAACCTATATAACAGGTACACATTATATGTATCTTCAATGGAGCAAAATAGACGTAGGCGCTCCTGACTTTAGAGAAGCAAACAGATTATTTTATATATTCTGGGAAGCTTGTAAAGCAGATAACAGATGTTATGGCATGTGTTATTTAAAAAACAGACGTAGTGGTTTTAGTTTTATGTCATCAGCAGAAACAGTTAATTTAGCCACTCTCGCAAGTGATAGTAGATATGGTATATTATCAAAAACAGGTAATGACGCTAAAAAAATGTTTACAGATAAAGTTGTACCTATTAGTATTAATTATCCATTTTTCTTTAAACCAATACAAGACGGTATGGACAGGCCAAAATCAGAGCTTGCATATAGAGTACCAGCTAGTAAGTTTACAAGAAAAAAAATGACAGCAACTGATGGTTTAGAAGAGATAGAAGGATTAGATACAACTATTGACTGGAAAAATACTGGTGATAATAGTTATGACGGTGAAAAACTAAATTTATTAGTTCATGATGAAAGCGGTAAATGGGAAAGACCTGATAATATATTAAACAACTGGCGAGTAACAAAGACTTGTTTAAGATTAGGTAGTAGAATAGTTGGTAAGTGTATGATGGGTTCAACATCTAACGCTTTAGAAAAAGGAGGTGATAACTTTAAAAAATTATACAATGCATCTGATGTCACAAGAAGAAATCGTAATGGACAGACAAAGTCTGGTTTATATTCTCTCTTTATCCCAATGGAATGGAACTACGAGGGATTTATTGACGAACACGGGTATCCAGTCTTTGATAATCCAGATAATGATGTACTCGGGCCAGACGGTGAATTAATAGATTATGGTATTATAGAACACTGGGACAACGAAGCTGCTGGATTAAAAGATGACCACGATGCTTTAAATGAGTTTTATAGACAATTTCCAAGAACTGAAGAGCACGCGTTTAGAGATGAAACTAGAAATAGTATATTTAATTTAGTAAGAATATACGATCAAATAGATTATAACGAGGGTAGAGGAACTTCATCTACAATATCTACAGGTAATTTTCAATGGGTTAATGGAATAAAAGATACACAGGTTATATTTTATCCAGATCCAAAAGGTAGATTTAAAATTAGCTGGGTGCCACCTCAAAATTTACAAAACCGTATTATAATAAAAAACGGTATAAAATATCCTGGTAATGAACACATGGGTGCTTTTGGTTGTGACAGTTATGATATATCAGGAACAGTAGACGGTAGAGGTTCTAATGGGTCTTTACATGGTTTAACAAAGTTTAGTATGGAAGATGCTCCTCCTAATCAATTTTTTTTAGAGTATATAGCTAGACCACAAACTGCTGAAATATTTTTTGAAGATGTTTTAATGGCTTGTATTTTTTATGGTATGCCTATACTAGCAGAAAATAATAAACCTAGGCTTCTTTATTATATAAGACGTAGAGGATATAGAGGTTTTAGCATGAATAGACCTGATAAAATATGGAACAAATTATCAACAACTGAAAAAGAAATAGGTGGTATACCAAACTCTAGTGAAGATATAAAACAAGCACACGCTGCAGCTATTGAAATGTACATACAACAATATGTAGGAGATATAGGTAGTGGAAACTGGGGTAATATGTATTTTAACAGAACATTAAATGATTGGGCAAAGTTTGATATAACAAAACGAACAAAGTTTGATGCATCTATAAGTTCTGGTCTTGCTATCATGGCTTGTAATAGAAATTTATACGCTCCTAACGCTAAAGTAGAAAAACAACCAATAAATTTAAACATAGGTAGATACACAAACAAAGGCAGTATGTCAAAATTAATTAAAAAGTAATATGAAAAGTTATTCAAATTTTCCAAGCCAAGTAGTAAGTGACAGTGAAAAACTGTCTGTTGAATATGGGCTTAAAGTAGCTAGAGCTATTGAGTTAGAATGGTTTGATGACTCTGGTTATAACAATAGATATTTAAACGACATAAATAGTTTTCATAAATTAAGATTATACGCAAGAGGAGAACAAAGTATACAAAAATACAAAGATGAATTATCTATTAATGGTGATTTATCTTATTTAAACTTAGATTGGAAACCAGTACCAATAATACCTAAATTTGTTGATATTGTTGTTAACGGCATGAACGAAAGAGTGTTTAATGTAAACGCTTATTCACAAGATCCGTTTGGTGTTGAAAAAAGAACATCTTACATGGAGTCTATACAAAGAGACATGGATACTAAAGAGTTTAATGACATGGCTGGCAATCTTATGAATATGGATCTTTTTGAAAACAAAAAAGAAGATTTACCAGAAAATCAAGATGAGCTAGCTTTACATATGCAACTTAATTATAAACAAGCTGTAGAAATAGCAGAGGAACAAGCTATAAATACTTTGTTAAAAGGTAATAATTATAATCTTACAAAAAAAAGATTATATTATGATTTAACAGTTTTAGGTATTGCTGCTTGCAAAACATCTTTTAATAAATCCGAGGGTGTTACTATTGATTATGTAGATCCAGCAGATTTAGTTTATTCTAAGACTAATTCACCATATTTTGAAGATTGTTATTATGTTGGTGAAGTAAAAAACATACCTATAAACGAATTAGTTAAACAGTTTCCACATTTAACAGAGGAACAAATAAAAGATATACAGCAAAGCAAATCAAATAGACCTGGTCATAAAGTTCATGGTTACGGCTATAGAGACGAGCGTGATTATAATAAAGTTACTGTTTTATATTTTAATTATAAAACTTACACAAATGAAGTTTACAAAGTAAAAGAAACCGGCACTGGTGGCGAAAGAGCAATACAAAAAGATGATAGCTTTAATCCACCAGAAAATAAAGAAGGAAGCTTTGATAAATTAGATAGAAAAATAGAGTGCTTATTTGAAGGCGCTATGATAATTGGTACTGATATTATTTTAAAGTGGGAAAAAGCAAAGAACATGATGCGTCCTAAATCAGATTTTACTAAAGTAAAAATGAATTATAGTATATGTGCTCCTAGAATGTATAATGGTAAAATAGAAAGCTTAGTTAGTAGAATTACTGGTTTTGCTGATATGATACAATTAACACATTTAAAGTTACAACAAGTAATGTCACGTATGATACCTGATGGTATATATTTAGATGCTGATGGTTTAGCTGAGATAGACTTAGGTAATGGAACAAACTATAATCCACAAGAAGCTTTAAATATGTTTTTCCAAACTGGTAGTATTATAGGTAGAAGTTATACCGCTGATGGTGATCCTAATGCCGGTAAAATACCTATACAAGAAATACAATCAGGTGGTGGTGCTAAAATGCAAAGTTTAATTGGTACTTATAATTATTATTTACAAATGATAAGAGATACCACTGGTTTAAACGAGGCTAGAGATGGTAGTATGCCAGATGAAAGATCTTTAGTAGGTGTTCAAAAAATGGCGGCTGCAAATTCAAACACTGCGACAAGACATATATTAAATGCAGGTTTATTTATATCAGCAGAAGTGTGTGAAGCTTTATCTCTTAGAATATCAGACATTATAGAGTATTCACCTACAAAAAAAGCTTTTATACAAGCTATAGGTGCACACAATGTAGCTACACTTAAAGAAATGTCAGAATTACACTTGTATGATTTTGGTATATTTTTAGAATTAATGCCAGATGAAGAAG